GGGTTTGGCAAGCCGATCATGTATCGGATGAACCCGGCCACGGGCGCATCGGTTGAAATTCACCCGAGCCGCCTTGTCATTGCCATGGGTGAAGAAGTGCTAGACGATACATATTCCGCACACCCCGGATGGGGCGATAGCACCCTGAATGCCACTATCAGCGCCGTGCGGAATCTGGACGCTACCATTGCAAATGTCGCATCGCTTGTGTTCGAGGCCAAGGTAGACGTGATCGGCATCAATGGCTTCAACGAGGGGCTGCGCAGCGGCGGGCAGGCATATGAGGATATAGTTCTTGCCCGTACCAGCCTGACGGCGCGCGGCAAGGGCATCAACGGCGCGCTGCTGATGGACGCCGACGATACATACGATCAGAAAAATGCCAGCTTTGCGACTCTGCCGGACATCATCGACCGCTTTATGCAGATGGTCGCGGCGGCGGCGGGCGTGCCAATGACCCGGCTATTTGGCATAGCGGCGGCGGGTATGAACGCAACGGGCGCGGGCGATGAAAAAGTTTACTTTGACCGGATACGCGTTATGCAAAAGCTCGATCTGGATCCTGCAATGGAAATTTTGAATGAATGCCTGATCCGTTCGGCGCTGGGCAATCGCCCGCCCGAATTGCATTGGACTTGGCGCCCGCTATTCCAGCCGACCGCCAAAGAAAGGGCCGACATGGGCAAAGTGCTAGTGGAAAGCGTGAAAGTGCTTTATGACATGGATATATTGCCACAAGAGGCGCTTGCGGATACAATCGTAAACACGCTGACCGAAAGCGGGGCGTTTCCCGGGTTGGAAGGCAAAGTAAAAGAGTTCTACGGCGCGGAAGGGGCAGACGAATGAAAATGCTTGACGCCGCCACGCTTGGGTCCGTTCGGGTCACAGACGAGGGCTATCTGGTCGCCAATGTTCGCACCGCCCGGATAGGCACGCAGGATTATCTTGGCGTGGAGTTGGACCGGCCCGATCTGGACAAGGTGACAGTTTACCGCGACGAGTATGAAGTGTTCCGCAAGACCAGCCTGCAAACCTTTGGCTTGCTGCCGGTCACTGATGACCACCCCGCTGATATGGTAACGGCTGACACGGCCCGCATGGTGTCGGTCGGCACCACAAACGAGGAAGTGCTGCGCGACGGCGATTATCTGCGGATCGGCATCAAGCTGACCGACGCCGCCACTATCCGCAAGGTGCAGGACGGCAAGCGCGAATTGAGCGTTGGATATACGTCGGAATTGGTCTGGGGCGATGGGATAGCACCGGACGGGACCGCGTATCAGGCGCGGCAAACAAACATCGTGGGAAACCACATCGCTATTGTGGCGGCAGGACGCGCCGGGCCACTAGCAAGAATCGGTGACAGTAAACCAATCACTGCGGCGCGGTGGGGCGCATCCCCTATCACAGACGAAAAGGACGCTATCATGGCAGACGCCATCCAGACGCGGACAGTCCAGATCGACGGCCTTTCCGTCGTGACGACCGACGCGGGCGCGCAGGCGCTTGAAAAGTTGATGAAGGATATGACCGCAGCCGAAAAGAAGGCGGCGGAGGAACTGGCGGCCAAGGACGTCGAACTGGCGGCCAAGGACGCCAAGATTGCCGATATGGCCAAGGCAACACTGTCCGACGCGGATATTGACGCCAAGGTTTCTGCCCGCGCTGATCTGATCGGCAAGGCCAAGGCAATCGCCAAGGACCTGGCAACGGCCGGCCTGTCCGACGCAGCTATTCGCAAGGCCGTTGTCGTGGCGGTTCTGGGCGACGCAGCCCTGAGCGGCAAATCTGACGCCTATGTCGATGCGCGCTTTGACATCTTGTCAGAGGATGCGGCCAAGGGCGATCCGGTAGCTGATGCGCTGAAAACTGGCGTGACGGTTGCGACCGACGCGCGTGCCGAATACGTCAAGGGCCTCGGCACGGCCTATCTGCAATCAGTTGGCAAAGGAGCGTAAGCCATGCCCATTCAAGAAGCATTCGGGGCAGCTGTTGCTGCAATGCCCCTTGGCCTTCCCGGCATGATTGCCGAGGGTCAGCAAGTCAAAGACGTGGTGTCCAAGCGTGTCACCACTGCCGTAGTTGCGTTCGGCCTCGTGGTTGGCCGTGACGGCGTCATCGACGGAGCGGTTAAACTCGGCGGAACAGGCTTTGAAGGAATAGCAATTGCCGACAAAACCCGCGTTGGCGATCAATACATCGTCGGTGAAATGGCTGGTATTCTGCGGAAGGGCACTGTTTGGGTTACGGCAACGACCGCCGTTGACCCTGGTGATGACGTGACCTTTACTGCGGCGACCGGCGTAATCGGTGATGGCCTGGCCACCACGATTACTGGTGCCAAATTTGAAACCTCGGGCGGGATCGGTGATCTTGTTCGCGTGTATCTGCCGTAAGGAGCAATAAAAATGAATATGCAGATCATGGACGCGCCCGCCGCTTTGGGCTACGTCATTTCGCAGCGCAGCCACATCGAAGCCGAGGTTATGCGCAAACCCTACCCGACGATCCAATACCCGCGCATGATGCAGGTGGACACGTCGGCAAATCAATTCGCCGCATCCGTTACGTTCTTCACCCAGGATTCGGTCGGGCGCGCCAAGTTCATCAACGGCAAGGGCGATGACATCCCGCGCGTTGATGTGACCACGGGCAAATTCGAACAGACCGTCAACCTGGCGGGCGTCATGTATTCCTATTCGATTGAGGAAATCGGCGCGGCGGCACAGATTGGCATGAACCTTCCTACTGAAGGTGCCAATGCGGCGCGCATGGCTTACGAAATGCTGGTCAACAGCACGGCGCTGATCGGCAACACCGACATGGGGATTGAAGGTTTCTTCAACACCACGGGCATCACCAGTGTGGCAAGCGCCGCGACCTTTGCGCTTTCCACGCCGCAGGCCATTCTTGCCTTCGTCAACGGTCTGCTGTCGGGCGTGCAATCGACAAGCCTGGGAACGCAGTTTGGTGATACCGTCGTGCTGCCGATCCTGCAATTCGGTGATCTGGCCACCCGCCAGCTTGCCGCAGAAAGCGACACGACCGTGCTGGACTTCATCCGGCGCGCCAACGTCTACACCGCTCAGACCGGCCTGCCATTGAACATCATGGCCGACCACAATCTGACCAACAAAATGGTGGTTTACCGCAACGATCCAAGCGTGGTGAAGCTGCATATGCCCATGCCGCTGATGTTCCTTGCGCCCCAGGCTTATGGGCTTGAGGTCCGGACTTATGGTGCATTCCGTTTTGCACCGGTCAGCATTCGCACAGCAGCGGCGGTGAGATATGGGACGGGGCTGTAGGCATGACCCGTCACATCAGCACTTACCCCGGCACGCTGATCCTGCCGGACGGCACTGAGGTCAAGCCCGGCGGCGACGTTCTAATCTCTGCCGATATGGCAAAGAATGAGGGCGTGGCCGGGTGGATCGGAAGCGGATGGCTTGTGCCGGCCAAGGCTGAAGCCATGCCAACCGGCAAGAAATAATCAACGGCGGGCTGTAATGGCCCGCCCCTTTATTGGAGCGTCACAAGATGATCGGCACCGTCACAGCATTAATCGCATATGCCGGGGCGCGCGGCACGGTAATCGCTGACAACCCCGCGACTTTGCAGGCACTGGTCCGGGCGTCCGATTACATTCAATTCACATATCTGACCGGATCGACCTGCACCGTCGCAAGCGCCAATGTCGTGGAAGCCACATATGAGGCCGCTATGGCTGAGGTGGCAGCGCCGGGCATATGGAGCAAAACCTTTACGCCGGCCGATCAGAAGGTTCTGACTAAGGTGGGTGACATCCAGTGGACCGTGACAGGTGATGCCAGCAAGGGCGGCGCGTCTGTTCCAAGATCCACCAAAATCGAAACCATGCTGCGCCAGTGCATCAGCGGTGGTCTTTACGGCTACTCGACAGGCCCGAGGCTGGTATGAGCGGGGCCGCCATTGCCGCAGAAGTCGCCCTAGCCTATGCTGAGGCGGGGCGTGAGGCGGGTGACGGGGTTGAGGCGGTCTATGTGACCATCACCCGCACAGGGCAGCCCACGGGGCCGGAATGGAACCCTACGCCAGGCGCACCGGTCATCCACACGTTTACGGCCAAGCCTTCATCGGGACAGGCTTACACGCAGCGGACAGGGCTGGCATTGGGAGCGGGCGAGTTGGTATATTCTCTGGTCAATTATGGCGTCACGATTACCCCTAGCACCTCGGACGTGCTGACGGTCTACGGCGCAAATTGGCCGGTGCAAGAAGTTATCCCGATGGATTCCGCTGGCTATGTAATATCTTGGATGGTGAAGGTAAGCAAATGACGGTCGTTCCAGCGCGCGTTGATCTCAAAATATACCAAGGCTCTAATTTTTCGCAGGTGTTGACATTTTTGCAAACGGCGGGCGGCACGCCTGTCGATCTGACCGGGCTGACCGGGCGCATGCAAATCCGGCAGACCTTGGCGTCATCCGACTTCATGGTGGAATTGACCACGGCAAACGGTCGGCTTGCATTCGGCGGCGTTAATGGCGTTGTAACAATGACATTGACCGCAGCGGAAACCGAAACGATCCTGACCGATGGCGTTTACGATCTGGAATTTGTGACCAACGCCGCCATGCCGCTTGAGGCCCGCAAAGCGGAACTGCTGGCCACCACGCGCCGCCTGCATTGCAATGCCAGTATCGCGCAGGGCTTCACGCCTGACGAAGCGATTGACCTCTGCCTTGCAACGGTGAATTACTAATGACAACCCGCGACACTCGAAAAGCCTTCCTGAAGCTGCTGGACCAGACTTGGCCCAGCGTCCAGTCGGAGTTTGTCGCGGCCATGCGCCAAGTCCAAAGCCAAGCGGATATGAAGGCGCTTGAAGCGGCCATTGCGCGCGGTGATGTTGACGCCGCATTTCGCGCGCTGCGGTTCGATGCGGCCGATCTGTTCAAAACCGATACAGCAATCACAGCGGCCATGAATGCAGGCGGCAATTATCAGATGGGTGCGGTCCAACACGCGACCCGCCGCGCGCCGGTCGGCAGCCGCGTTGTGCAGTCCTTTGGTGGCCGGAACGAACGGGCAGAACGTATCGCACTGGATCTTGGATCGCGGCTGGTGACTGAGGTACTAGACGACACGCGCGTCCTGATCGCCCAGACGATTCGCGCCGGTCTTGAGGCTGGTGCCGGGCCGCTGCGCACTGCACTGGATATCAGCGGGCGCGTAGTCAACGGCAAGCGGCAAGGCGGACTGGTGGGGCTGCACAGCAACCAAGCGCAGCATGTTCAATCCATGCGCACCGCGCTGTCGTCTACAAACGGCGTTGGTGTTCGACGGATTATAACCGATCCACTCACAGGAAAACAGCGCGCGGTCAAAGACTTTTGGATTGGGCGCGACGGCACACTGAAAAGCACGTTTACAGCACGCAATCGGCAAAATGACGGGGCCATTTTTCGCGCCATTCGGGACGGCACACCTTTACCGCAGTCACAGATTGACAGGATGGCACAACAGTATTCCAACAAGTTATTGCGCCAGCGTGGCGAGGTCATTGCCCGGACTGAGACGATGAAGGCTTTGAGCGCGGGGCGGCATGAGGCAGTCGCACAGCTTATTGAGAACCAGAACAATGATATTCAGGCACAGGACATTAAAGTTAAGTGGGATTCCGCTGGCGACGGCAAGGTGCGCGAGACACATGCGGCTGCAAACGGGCAGACTGTGCAATATGGCGAGCCGTTTATCGTTGGGGGCTTTTCCATGTTGCACCCACTCGACTCAAGCCTAGGCGCACCGGCTGAGGAAATTATTCAGTGTCGGTGTTACGAGGACGTCATTATTGACTTCTTTGCGAGGTTGACCTGATGGTGAATTACACCTTCGCCACTCTGGACCAGTGGACCAAAAAGACAAAGCGCCGGACCGACGCCGTTCTAAAAGACGCAACTCAATCTGTCATTTCCGTTGCCCAGACTTCAAAAGGAAACGGCGGGCGGATGCCAGTTATAAAAAACAAACTGAGGGGCAGTCTACAATCTTCAATCGCTGGCGGCGCTTCTGGGGAAGGTGAGGCGTCACACATTCTGGTGGCCCCGCAAATGAAAGGTGGCGATCTGGCAACGTTCACTTGGACGGCAAAATATGCACGCCGTGTAAATAACGGCTTTACAGGGCCGGACAAACTGGGCCGAACATACAGTCAGGTGGGCGCGCATTTTGTGGAAGGTGCCGTTGATCAATGGCCCGCAATCGTGCGG